AGCCATCGCCGGCCAGATGTGGCCGGTATTTAACGGGTTCGATGGTGAGCGCGGCAACACCATAGCGGCCGGCGTGGTGGCTACATTCTGCCTGGGCTGGGGGGCGCCGCTGGCTCTGCTCATCGCCATCTGCATCGTCCTGGTCGGCCTTCTGATTAGAATCTTCAGACGCTGGAGAGAGAGGAGCGGCAGCGTTCGTGAACGCATCGAGCTGGGAGGCAGGCCGAGCAACATCTTCCCATTGGCCGTAATTATAGGCTTCGCCTCGTTCATACCAGCCTCTCTTGCCTTTCAGATGGACATCTGGATCACATGGGGCTTCAGCGGCGTGCTCATCCTCCTGCTTGTGCGCCGTCTCACGGGAGGGCTGCTGGCAGACTTAAATAAGCCGGGCAATCCTTTCAGGATCATCANNGAAAATGGTAATGCCGGATAGAAAAATAAAGGTGGTCATTGCCGACCAGCAGCCGCTGTTTCGCCAGGGAGTTCATTATTCCCTCAGCCAGGCGCCTGACATACAGATCGTAGCCGAGGCCGGCACGGAAGCCGACCTGGTAACCGCGGTCGTAAATGAGACCCCCGACGTGGTGCTGCTGGATATCAGCGAGCAGACCATCAAAAACCACGTCACATCCATCCTGCGCAAGCTGGATGCCAACGCCCGCACGCAGGCCGTCATCACGGCAGTCCGCCGCGGCATCATCTCGCTGAGCTGAGCTTTGCCAGCGCCCACTGCATAGATTATCTCACCGACAGTAAACTTCAGCTCTATCCGTGGCCAGCCTCAAACTTCCGCCAGCCTTATATCATGCTCATACTTGCCTTGCTTGAAGTCCAGCGTCAAAGAGTAGGCGACGACACGATAGGTCGTGGCCTGGTTGGCGGGGAAATCAGACAGAGAGACCACATCCCACAGCTCCAGACCGCAGTGGGGGGGGACGGTGATACGGGCACGGCGGCCGTCGAGACGTGCCTTCGACAGGGCGGCGGCTGCGGCGTAGCCTGCGGCGGTGGCGGTGGGGATGGTGGAGTCATGGCGCACCTCGAGGCGCTCACCGACAAGGGCGACCTCGGACGCCGTGACAGCGACGCCGGTGACGTTGCCGCCGGCCAGGGCGACGCCGATGATAAATGAACGGTTGACCTGGGGGGAATCCTGATAATACTCCGCCTCCAGCACCGGATGGAAGCGGTAGGCCTTACCTGCGCTGCGGTTATAGAGGGGATGGTTAAACGAATAGCGGTTAAACATCAGATTACACGTACCATTTACTTGGTTTGCTTTTCCAGCTTCTCTATTTTGGCTTTGAGGGAATCTATTTCTTTCACTAAATCCTTAGTCGGCGATGAGATATCATGTATGTAAGATGCAGTCTGAAACTGTTTTTTCTCTTCATCACTGGCGTTTCTCCAGTTTTCAGCAAGCCTGGATAATTCAGTATGTTCTAAATCTGTAGTATCCTGAATGAGCTTATTCAGAGCGCCTTCTACGTCAAGGATAGCATTATGAATATACTCAATTCCCTTAACTGTATCGATTTTATCTTTAATTTCCTTTTCAAGAAAATATACTCTGATCATAAATCCTCCTATCCAGACATCTATGTTAAAATGGCATCCTCATCATGCCGAATCTTGTATCAGTGGTAACGTTAAGGGCGATGCCACTGTCCTGATAAACCTGAAGCTCAATGTAGTCATTGACTGCCAAATCAGCCACCGTAGTCATTGCCGCCCGCCACCTGCCGAAGGCGTCTTTGCCGAGGCAGAAAAGCATAAGCTCGGTTATGCCGTTTTTCTTGACACTGGCGATGCGGTCGCCAGTGACGTTGTCTTCGAAGGCGAGAAGTGCGAAAACAAAGTATCTGCCTGCAGTTTTACACGTGAGGCGACCGTTGTTGGTTGTATTATCGTGGATATTATCAGTATCCCACTCCTCGTTATCGAAGGTAATTGTTGCCGTAGTGGCATGTGGTATTGACTGGTTTGCTGTCTTATTGACAGCAGCAGAGATTTCTTTTGTATGGTCTTGAAGTTGCTGAATAATGGCAGCGGTAATGTTAAGGGCAACGATAGCGCCTGCAACATGTGCGGCGGCAACCGTGCCCTCCTGTGCCCTGGTAACGGTAAGGACATCACCTGAGCGTGAGCTACACAATAGGATTTCGTCGTCAATGCTGATATTGAAGTTAGACGCTGGAAACTTTGCGCCGTCGCCGGTAATGAGCGTCAATGAGGTGGCTGCCGCCGTGATAGCGGAAGCCAGAGCTGACTCGGCGTTATTCTTTACGTTAAGCCATGTTGTCATGATTGCACCTATCCCCTGCCCCTTCCCTCAAGGGAAAGGGTAATTTGGTTTTCTCTAAGAGGGGGCAAGCCCCTCTTCAACACTCTATTCATTCCATCCTCAAGGGAAAGGGGCTTTGTTTTTATTTGATTGGATTGCAATCCTTCAACGCTTCCCGCAGATACACTTTGCCTGATCTGGTAGACGGACTTATCCTGCGTAAAATAGCTGGCACAACCGCTGCGGTAACAGAGAACACAGACACAGACCAGGATAAACAGGATAACAAACCATAAGTAATAATCTTTCTTCATTATGTCACCTATCCCCTGCCCCTTCCCTCAAGGGAAGGGGTAATTCGTTTTTTTCTAAGAGGGGGCAAGCCCCTCTTCAACACTCTATTCATCATTCTACTGCGGAAACCTGAACATATAAGTATAAGGATCGGTGGACTGGGGGTAGACGATATAGCCCTGAAGCCCGACGAAATAGATGACATCGGGGACAAGCTCCAATAGACGGCGCAAGACCTGGGCGCCGTTCTGGCCGGCATGGACATCAACATAAGGATAAATCGATGTTATCTCCGTAGACCGGCTGACGTAGGATAATGACCCACCCACTGCCTGTAAAACGATGCCAATCAAATCATAAACAGTATAGACATCCCCCCCGCTGTTCCACTCCACCGGCCGGCTGAAGGCAAAGCGCTCCAGCAAGCCCCATGCGTCGGTGCAGCGGATGATAAAGGAAGCCTCCCCCTCCCCCCTCTTGTAGCCCAATGACTCGATAAAATAGCGGCCGGCAAGCGAAGTTAAAACCTCCCCCTTCCTGCGGTAACCGATGGAAAGCGAAACCTGGCTGCCCCGCTTAAGCGAAGCTAAAAGAGAAGCGCTGCCCGTGCCGGCGGAATTATACTGCCCTTTGGAATTATCCAAGACCACCTCCAGTGAGCTGGCCGCCAGAGACTCGACCTTTTCCCTGACGGCCAACACCTGGGCGGAGGGCACTGAGTACCCTGTGCCCGCACCGCTGCCCGGCACAGGAGGCGTCCAGTTACCGGGCAATAAAGACCTCCACACCTGGTTGGGTGCGCAAGCGTAAAGGTAGGTACCATCACAGCATAAAGACAGGCCATAAGTGGCGATCGTGTCCAGCGGGTAGGCCCTGTACCAATCCATATCCTGGAACTCCGTAAAAGGGCGCAGGCGGTAAAACCACGGCCGGTTATCCTTAGCGAATGAGAACACCGTCCCCGATGACGCATGGTAGGTAATAAAGGGGTCGTCCACGCCCAGATTATCAACTGCCCGCTGCTCGTTGACGGCGGATACCTTCTCGTAATAGGTGGGTGTCTTGCTGCCCTCCTGGGCCCCCCTCCTTGTACGGAACTGACGCAAAGCTACCTGGGTAGAGAAGTCGACCTTAGCCTTATAGGAATTGATAAACTCCCAGCCTGAAAACGTGCCGACTGGATAACGGTCGCCATCGCCATAAATCGCCCTGGCCAAACGGATATATGAACCGTCCAGCAAAAGGGATAACATATTCCAATCGCCCTCGTAATACATAGCCAGGGCGGAAATAGGATAATCACCGGAAATCTGGCCCAAGCCGGTGGACCATGACCCCCCTATCCTTTTCTGGATATAGAGAGATGTCGGGTCGTTCATGTCGGATGCATGGACTACAAACAGGTCGCCGTTGGACTTATAAGCGGCGGCGACCCCCCTTTCGCAGGGACGGGCGTTAAGCATAGCCACCTGTCCTGCCCATGTAGCGCCGTAGTTAGAGGATTGCATACGGAACAGGGACGTTCCATCTGAGAAGAACGCTATCACCTCTGCACCACGCGCAACAATAGCCACCGGATAGCCGGCCGCTGAATAACCCACACCTGACCATGCACCCCAATTTGAAGTGGGGCCTGGCGCCACAACCCGCTGGACATAGATTGAACCGTTATAATTGCGAATACGGATAAGAGAGCCGTCGCCGGCAACGGCTGAAGCGTGAGGGCAAGGTATGGTAGCGTCTGAGGGGGACGTAAGCCTCTCCCAGGCGAAATTCTCCCATTGCAACTCACTATCGGCAACGGCTGCCGGATGGCCATAGGTTGCCACCTCGAGCTGCACCACCGGCTTATTGGCTGAGCGCCGCTGCAATTCCTTTAAAGTGTCTGGTAATGGACGCATTCACCTATCCCCTGCCCCTTCCCTCGAGGGAAGGGGTAATTCGTTTTTTTCTAAGAGGGGGCAAGCCCCTCTTCAACACTCCGTTCATTTACTTTTCTTGCTGGTTGTTTCGGATAATGACGGTACAAGGCTACCGGCATACTCGAAGACATCGAAAGCATTAACCTGGCGTCCGCCGGCCATGATGTTATTCCAGAGCAGAGCCTCGCTGGGCGTGTTACCGATAAGCTCACGGCCTGCCTTGTAGCGGACGAAGTCCTCCATCGTGTTAAGCAGGGAGTTAATCTCCTCCATAGTCCTATTACTGCATGGTAGATTGTGCGCCTTCTCATAGGCTCGCTTATAAATGAATTGAAGCGTAGGGATGTTAGAGTATTCCTCCCATGTCGGCGCCATTGAACCCGTATAATCCTCAATAGCCCTGTCAAACAGCTCCTTTGCCTTACTGACCAGCTCCTCGGCCTGCTTTACTCTATCGGATGGCCTGACATTAGCGATATCAAAATTCAGCACCTTTGAGCGGAAAGCATAGGCCAATGCAATCGGTGTAAAGGCGTTCTGCTTTTCCAGCTCAAACTCTGCCTCGGATGCCATAATATCGGAATCTGCCATAGAGTAGAACACTTGTTTATTTTCTGTGGAATTGGCAGACATGGGCGCTGGCGCTGCGGCTGGCTGCACTGCGACAGCGCTATCAGCTTTTTTTGGTTCATCCGTAACACCGCCGGAAGCCTTTGCCTGGGCGATGGCAATGCTGGCTGATGTCTCGGTATGGACGGCGTCCTGCTCGACATTCTTCTTGACGTAATAGGCGCTGGAGATGGCCGTGATGATAGTGGGTAGATAGGTCGTGATTAGGGATAGAAACCATGCTATCAGGGTGATGGTATCGTAGCTCTCCGGCACCTGGACATTAGCGCCGGCAACAGTGGCATTGATGGCGGCCACCACCACCGGCAACAGGGTCGCTAAAATCTTGCGCCATCCCACCAGGGCGGCGGCTGATTTATTAACTGTCATTTTCTCACTCCTCGAAGCTAAACAGCTTCATAAATTATTATGATAACCAAAAATATGGCCTCTAACTGCCAAAAAAAGGGGGGTATAATTTCGGGCGTGACCGATTTCATCAGGCCCTGAAATTTCAGCAAGCCCTTAGCGGCCTGCCCCTTAAATCGGCGATAATTTCGCATAGGCCTTGACCTCATAAAAGCTCCTGTAGAGTTTCGGGTACTTGCTTTCCGGCATGACGGTAATGGGCGGCAAGGTGACGGGCTGCCTCCCTGATTTCCTCCCTGGTAGCCTCCACCCGCTGACCACGATAGCCACCCTCTGACAGGGCGGCTACGGCTGCCGATATGCGCTGCCAATCCACCGTCTTTTCCAGATCGATTTTCCCCTGAAGCCAGCGGTAGATAGAGCGGGTGTGATGGGGAAGCTTCCAGGTGGACGGATCGGCCTTATCCCCGACGATGGCAAAGGCCTGCCAGGGCAACCCCTCCTTCGTTTTCTCCATCCCCTTTTTAATCTTCTCCTGACTCTCTGACATGGCCCCCCCCCTCTATATCAGGACACACAGGGTATCTGGTATCTGCCGGCCGGCCTTGCGGTAATGACTGGCAAGATGGCGGGCGGCCTCGATGATGAGCTCCGGATCGGCCGTGACTCTTTTGCCCTCGTCACCGTAGCGTGAGAGCAGAAGCGTAGCCTTATCCAGAAGCGTAAAATCGACCGTATGCTCGTAACCTATTTTGCCCCTGATAGCCTTTTTAATCTCACGGGTGTGATGCGGAAGTTGCCACGTGGTAAAGTCGTACTTATCCGGCACGATGGCGAATGCCTGATAAGGCAAGCCATCCTTTATGATAGGAATACGCTCGGGGACTTCATCCTTTAATAGTGACCTTTTGACTGATTTGGGCAGTGATTTTCTCATTAAGTTTCCTCCGGTGATAAAGATGAAAGTTTGATTTTTTTACTATTGTAGGTGCCGATAACGGAAAGCTCATTGTCAAAGCGTGTAAACATCTCCTTAGCCCATGCGCTGTAGTCGTTATCCACCTTCTGGCCGCCGGTGTTGGCCTTATCGGTCTGGTACTGCGCTAAAGAGCTTAGAGCATAGGCGGCTGCACCGATGGCGATAACGGTTTCATGGGCCGTTGGTATAGTGGGCGTTGAACCTAAAGAGTGGCGTTTAAGCCAATAGACATAGCAATTTGCACCATCTCCGACATGACCATCTAAAAAGAGAAGCTTATTTTTCCAGAATGAGAACGTATGAGAAGGATAGGGGGGCGTGGTGATGGGATGCTCAACCCTGGTGATATCGATTAAGTCGGTGAGGGATGAAATATCAACATTAGTGCTGTTGATTACAGTAGCCAACTCGGTTAACTCCTGAAGCGGGCAACGTAAACTATAATCCGATAGTGCCTTATCGATGGCTCTATCGATTTCAGCGTCCGTCCAGCGATAGTTAGCGGCGTCCTCGTCCTTGATGTCTCGACGTACTAAAGCCCTTAAACTGGTTAAAGTAGTCATATTATTTGCCTATCCTTTCCTTGCCTTTCCTTGTCTTTCCTTGCATTTCCTTGTGTTTCAGTAGGGGGGGGCGAGTGCCCCCCCCTTTTTTTAAGCTACTGCTGAATCAGCCCTGGAATTGAGAAAAAACTGGATAACGGTATCGGACAGGGCGATGCCGATGATGGTAGTTGCGTCGCCTGAAGTACTCGGCGCTGTTTGAGTTACCTTGCCATTATCCGAGCCCTCGGCAACGTAGACGTAGCCGCCCGGGGTAGCGCCTGAATAGCCATCGACCACGCAATGCGCTGCAACGGGACACTTGCCGCCGGATGGTGTATGAGCGAGGGCGACAAGACGCCCCTGAATAACGCTGCCGGCCGTGGCCAGAGCCCTTTTCCAGCCGGTTGAGTAGCCGAGGATATCGCCTTCCTTAACGTCCTCGGCCACTGTCACCATAGCCGCTGCGGGGCCTGGGCTGACCATAACCTGGCGTCCAATGCCTGGGTCACTAAAAGCCATAATTCATACCTCCTTTTTACTTAATCCTGTACGCCGATAAGAGCTGCGGCCTTGACATTGGAAAAGAGGGCAAGACTGCAGTACATCTTGACGCGTGTGCGGGTAGCGTCCTTAGTTTCCATGTCGCCGATCCTGGCGATCTGAAGGCCGCCCGGGCCGGTAAGACCGCAGACACCATCTTCGCCAAAAGACAGGGCATAGATGGTAGAGCACGTACCGCCGGTGAAAGCCGACTCGACTGAGGCGGCCAGGGCATGGGTATCGAGAATGAAATCGGATACAGCGATGGGTATGCCGGCGTAATACTCGACCACCTCGCCGAGCTGCCCTTTGCCCACTTCCAGGTTATTACCGGTGGCACGGGCAAGGGCGGCAATCTTGCGCCTCGACCTGCGGGACATTAAGAGCAAGGACGGCTTCCCCCCCTTAAAGGCGTCAATAAGCTCGTCCAGCTTGGGAAGGGTAAGCGTAGCGCCGGTTGCGGCCATAGCGATGAGCTGGTCTGAAGCTGAAGCGGTGTTGATAAGCTTAATCAAGCCGTCAAACTCGTTGGGATCGGTAATGGTGTTGCCATAGACAAGCTTTTTCTCCAGCTCGTGGCGGATAGCCTTAGCGGTAAGCTCGATAATGGCCGCCTCAACGTCCATGACATTGGAGCGGGTCTGCCTGACATAGTTATCTACATCGGCGTTCTGGCCCAGGATGGCAAGAGTAGCCGTCTTCTGGGTAAAGGTAACGCCCGGGCTGGTAGTCCAGTCGTCGTTGACGGCGTGCCATTCCGCGGTGGGTAAAGTTAGCTCACGGTTATAGGTTAGGGCGTTGCCCACAATCTCGATCCACGGCATGAGCTGGAGCAAGGGGCAATCCTTGATAATGGTCTCAATGATGCCCTGGTACATGGCATCATTGGAGAGCTTGGCATATTCGCTTAAAAGTGTAGCCATAAATTAACACTCCTTTATTTCTTTTCTTCGAGCCCCATCTTGATTTTCTCCCTGGGTGACAGGGCTGAAAGGTCGGGGCCTGACCTTTCGGGTGCGCCGGCGGGTACATTGACGGACTTAATCTCCGCCTCAATACGTGAGCGCACCTTGCTTGCCAAATCGAGCACACGGGCCATGGCCGCATCGACATCGGCGATGGACTCTCCGACCAGCACATCTTCACTGAATAAAGGGTTAGAGCTGGCGGCAAGCTTGCGGTAGGCCTTGACGGCCTCGGCGCCGGACTTTTGCAGGCCGGCGATATCGGCTGACTGGGCGTCCAGCACCTTCTTGGCCTCGGCAAGCTCGGCCTCTTTGGCGGCAAGCGAAGCCTCAAGCGAAGCGATGCGCTCAAGCGCAGCGATATCCTCGACTGGCTGACTTTTTTCTTCGACCTTAGTTTCGGTGGTTTCGGTTGTTTCCTTAGTTTCCTTGATTTCTTCTGACATTGTTCCTCCTTATGCTTAAAGCTGAGTCTCCGGCTCGGCGGCATAGCTTCTCTCTCTCGATCCGCCCTGGGTGGACTTCGCCTTAAACTCATTATTCTGGGCCAGGATAAGCTTTCTCTCCTCCATCCACTTTTCAAACTCCAGCTCTGGGTCACGGATGGAGAGGTTATCCATAGCCGTACGCCTTGAATGGACGCCGGACTGAATTAAAAGCTGCTCATTCTGCGCCTCACGGTTACGGTCTTGCGGTAATACCGTTCCCCAACACACACGGTGCGGTTGGCCGGTTAGATCCTCACGGGTGAACCTGGCCCATAACCTTAAAATCATCTCGTTACGCTGCTTATAGACCCATGTGCGGATAAGGCGCTTACGTCTTACCTTCTGCAATAAAGACTGGAGCTCCACTTCCAGGGCAACGCCGGAAAGCTCTCTTTCGATGCCGCCGTAAGCCGCCCTGGGGGACTCGGCCATATCATGCATGGTACGGTAAACCAGGTCGATGTAATCGATGTGCAGGCGGATCCCGCCGCCCTGTAACAGGTCCAGCAGGTAGGCCTTGGTGTCTGGGGGAAGATTCCAGACAGCGCCTGGCCTGACCTGGATATCCTCGGAAGCCTCCACGCCCTCAAGAACGGCGATAGGGTTACCGGAAACCTCAAGGATACGTGAGAGCTGGGAGAGGGCACGGTTAAGCTCCTTCTGCGGCTCCATAATCTGGGGTATATCGGATATGCCCCAAAACTGCTTGGGCTTACGCAGGTTGGGGAAGATGATAAAAGGGATAAAGCCGTAGGGATTGGGCTTGCGGTCGATAATCTCATTATCCAGATACAACACAAACTCCCTGGCCGTCCATAGCTCGGTAACCTGCGCTGACTTTTTTTGCAGGGTGCGCTTATAGAGAAGGGCAATCTCGTCGGCCGAGAGCGTATAGCGTGATGCTACCTGGTAGATGCGTGAAAGGTCGTCGCCTGTCCACCACGCGTAAATGCCGTTGACATCCGGCGCCGTGATACGGATGCGCTTCTCGATGGCATCCCATATAACCTTATAACAACCGTCTCCCAAAATGGCGGTGTCAATCTCGGTGGTGTAGTCCAGCTCCAGGCAGTTATTCTGGTCGAGCACCTGGTAGACGACATCCTCTGCCCGCTTGGCCCGGGCGGGATCGCCGCCTGGCAACGGATCGAAAGCGAAGTTAAGGTCATTCATAAGATAGGACGTAACCTTATCCACGGCAACCCTGGCATAATTAAAGACGAGCTGGCGGTTCTTGGACCTGGTCGACCACTGGCTGCCGTTATAGAAGTCAAGATTAGCCTTATAAGAGCTGAAGCGCTCACGGTCGAGACCGGATAACTGCGCAGGATCAAAATTCATTCTCTTTTATCACCTATCCCCTGCCCCTTCCCTCGAGGGAAGGGGTAATTTTTTTTCTCTAAGAGGGGGCAAGCCCCTCTTCAACACTCTTTCCATCCCTCCCTCAAGGGAAGGGGTATTTTTTTGGTCTGAAGGGCTGGCAGCCCTTCAACGCTTCCCGCTCGCTCATTTTTATTCTTCAACGTTTCGTTATCTCCCGCCTGATTTACTTCCTTCAAGTGAAGGGGTGATTTTTTTGGTCTGAGGGGCTGGCAGCCCTTCAACGCTTCCCGCTCGCTCATTTTTATTCTTCAACGTTTCGTTATCTCCCGCCTGATTTACTTCCCTCAAGGAAAGGGGAAACGAGGTTTTTCTAAGAGGGGGCAAGCCCCTCTTCAACACTCTTTCCATCTCTCCCTCGAGGGAAGGGGTAATTTTTTTCTCTGAGAGGGCTGACCCTCCCCAATTTTCCCCCCGCGGTGCAGCTCACGCTGCACGGTGCGTTCGCTGACGGAGTAGACGGCGGCGATCTCGCGGACGGTGCTGCCGGCGGAGGCCAGGGCCTGCATGGCGGCGGCACGCTTCTCCATCTTCTGCCTCTGCCTGCCGCGGGACTGTTCCTCGATGCAGCGGGGCAGAGGGCACTGCAGACAGGAAGGGTGCAGGTCACATCCCGTATCCCTCCAGTTGGCATACTCCAGCGGGTCCCTGTCCAGCTCCTGCATAACGGCCCAAATAATAGTACACTTGTACTATTATGGCAACGGCATTATGTCGCCCCTGTATCCGGTTGCTTGACAAAAAAGTGTGGAGGGGCTATAAAGAAAATATATGAAGATACGCTTGTATCTGATTGGTATATTTGCGCTCTTTCTGGCTCTGCCAGTGATGATAGTACCGCAGGCCGTGCAGGCGCAGGGCTGTGCGGGCGGGCAGTGCGGCATCACCACCACCTGCTCGCCCAACTCCGGCCCCACGGGCACGCAGGTGCTGATGAGCATCAGCAGCGGCGCCTACCCTCTGGACGGCAAATACGAGATCTGGTGGAGCAAGTCGCCCACCATGTCGGATGACCCCACGGCGGTCAAGCTGGCGGAGGGCTTCAACGAGCGGCTCAAGCAGACGCTGACCGTGACCATCAGCGTGCCCGAGGCCACCAACGGCACCAACTATTTCCATTACATCAAGGCCGGGCGCTCCGAGC